TGCGGGTAGTGTTGGCATGGGAGGGCGTGTTGTTGCGGCGTCTGAAAGCCGAGCGCAGCGGATCGCCCGCATGTTGCGTGAGGGCCGTGGTGACGAAATCACTGACGACATGTTGGCTGCGCTTGACGCGAACGACAACATGGAGCTTGCGCAGCTATATGCGGCTGGTGAAACCGGCGTTGATATGCCGATGGATTTTGACAGCCGGATGGCTCGGGCAAGAGAAATGGGACGCATCAGCGACCAATATCACGCCACTAATGCTGATTTTCCTGCGTTTATCGCAAGCCAAACCGGATTGACGGGGCGTGGCATTTACACTGGGGACAGCGCTCCAGATGTTTTTGATTATGCGAGAGCCAGGCAAGATGGGATTGATGGCTTAAATATCATTCCACTTGTGACGCCAGATTCTTCCAACTACGCCAGAAGAATTGATTGGCAAAATGTTTTGGATGCTGATCCTGATCTCCCATACAATGCGACTTGGCAGCAGGAAATTGAGGGTTTTCAGCGTGCTGCTGAAAACATGTCAGGCCAAGGTTTTTTGGGAGTTCATAGTCAACCGGGCGAGCGCGTGACATTTGAACCTCGCAACGTCCGCTCCCGTTTCGCCCGTTTTGATCCGCGCTTGGGCCACTTGGAAAACCTAAATGCAGCCAACGCATCCACAGAACTCGGCTTGCTGGCCTTGGCCGCATCCGCGCCGAGCGAAGAAGATCAGCTTGACCAATTGCGCGCTTATCTCGGCCTCCTGAACCAATAGGATCACGACAATGGAACCTGAAATCAACGATCTGACCAATCAGGTGCAGGAGCTTGTGAACCCGGACTATCTGTCCGACGACGAGCTGCAGGGCATCGTGGCAAGCGAAATCGACGATGCTGTTGATTTCATTGACAATATCGTTTCTCCGCTGCGCGCGAAGGCGACAGAATACTATCGCGGTGATCCGTTTGGCGACGAGGAAGACGGGCGCAGCCAGGTCGTCTCGATGGACGTGCGCGACACGGTGCAGGCGATCATGCCGTCCCTGATGCGTGTCTTTACCAGCGGCGACAAGGTTGTTGAGTATGTTCCGCGTGGTCCGGAAGACGTTGCCTCGGCCAAGCAGGCCACGGAATACGTGAATTACATCTTCCAGAAGGACAATCCGGGCTTTCTGGTGCTGCACAGCGCGTTCAAGGACGCTCTGGTGCGCAAGAACGGGATCATCAAGTTCTGGTGGGATGAGAGTTTTGAGACCGAAACCAGCGACCTGACCGGTTTGGACGACGCGGCTTTGGCGTCTCTCAGCGCTGACCCGAGCATCACGGTTGACGTGCAGTCGTCTTATGAGGGCGAGTTGCCGCCGATTGCGGCGGAAGAGGCTGCGATTATGCAGCAGCTTGGTATGCCCATGCCGCAGCCGCCGATGATGCACGACGTGATCGTGACGCGCCGTTTGCCCCGTGGTCGGGTAAAGGTTGAGGCGTTGCCGCCCGAAGAGTTCTTGATTGATCGGCGTGCCAAGTCGCTGGAAGACGCTGAGTTTGTCGCCCATCGCCGGGTGGTCACGGTTTCTGATCTGGTGGCGATGGGCTATGATTACGACGAGGTCTCGGCCTTGGCGTCTGACACCGACGACATGGACACCAACGTCGAGCGCTACACGCGCAATCCGGCGCTGACCACGCGCAACACAGATCGTTCCGATCCGGCATCCCGCAAGGTGACGTATATCGAGGCGTATATACGTGTTGATCGTAATGGCGACGGCATTGCTGAACTGCGCCGTGTTTGCGTGGCTGGTGTGGGTAAAACTCTTCTGAGCGATCAGCCTTGGGATGTTCTGCCCTTTGCCTCGTTCTGCCCAGACCCTGAGCCGCACGATTTCTTCGGCATGTCGATGGCCGATATTGTCATGGATATCCAGCGCATCAAGTCGGTCGTGATGCGTAACAGCCTTGATAGCCTGGCGATGAGCATTCACCCCCGCGTTGCCGTGACCGAGGGGCAGGTGAACATTGAAGACGTGATGAACACTGAGACCGGTGCCATCATTCGGCAGCGGTCGCCGGGTCAGGTGCAGCCGCTGACAATGCCGTATGTGGGCAAGGAAGCCTTCCCGGTGCTGGCCTATATGGACGAGACCAAGCAGAACCGGACGGGCATCAGTCGGGCCGCTGCGGGCCTTGATGCGGACGCATTGCAGTCGTCTACGGCTGGTGCGGTTGCAGCGACTGTGAACGCGGCGCAGCAGCACATTGAGATGATCGCGCGCATTTTTGCGGAAACCGGGATGCGCACGCTGTTCCGGGGCATCCTGCGTCTTGTTTGCCAGCATCAGGATCAGCCGCGCATGGTCCGGCTGACCAATGAGTTTGTGCCGATTGATCCGCGCGGGTGGGATGCCGCGATGGACGCGACGGCCACGATTGCGTTGGGCCGTGGCACTGATTCCGAGCGGATGGCGATGCTGACGCAGATCGGGCAGATGCAGAAAGAAGCCATGTCTACGCTTGGGGCGATCAATCCGCTGACAGATATCCAAAAGCTCTACAACACGCTGTCCGAGATGACGGCACTGGCGGGCTTCAAGGATACGTCAAAGTTCTGGTCTGACCCGGCGCAATTCCAGCCGCCTCCGCAGCCGCCTGAAAAGCCTGACGTGAATGAGCAGCTTATTCAGGCCCAGATCATGCAAATTCAGGCCGATATGCAGATGAAGAACGCCGATCTGCAGCTAAAGCGCGAAAACGCAATGCGTGAAGACGACCGCAAGCGCGATGAGTTGGAAATCGAAGTTTACATGAAGGCGGCTGAGATTGAGGCCAAGTATGGCACGCAACTCAGCGCCGAACAGATCAAGAAATCGGCTGCCATCGCTAAGGAAGTGATGAAAGCGCAGGCCGATATGGTGAAGGAGACTGTCCGTGGCGAAGAAAACCAAGGAGCAAATCCTGCGGGAAGCGCGGGAGGCCAAGCGCCTTCTTGAAGACCAGGCGCTTCAGGCAATCCTTGACGAGCTGCAGCAGGAAATCTGGGATCAGTTTCGATCTGTGCAACTTGGCGACGTTGACGACATGATGAGAGTGCAGGCGGAACAACATGGATTGGAGTCACTGCGCCGCCGCCTGCGCATCCTGGTTGATTCTGGGGTGATTGCAGAAAAGGGCAATAAGTGACATACTTAGAGGTAAGCAGCAATGGCAGATAACGCAGCACGCGACCTGCAAGCGGCACAAGAAGCAGTCAAAGCTATGATGGCACCCGTTGAGGACAATGCCGAAAGCGATGATGCGCCGGTTGAGAATGTGCAATTCGAGGCCGAAGGCGAGATCGAGGTGGAAGCCGAGATCGAACCGACCGAGGACGCCGAAGACGGTGCCGAGGAAGAGACGGATGAACAACCCGATCTATACACCGTAAAAGTAAACGGCGAAGAGATCGAGGTCACGTTTGACGAGCTTCTGTCGGGCTATTCGCGCCAATCGGATTACACGCGCAAATCTCAAGACCTAGCTGAACAGCGCAAGCTGGTGCAGCAAATGGAGCAAGAGATTGCAGCGGAGCGCCAGCAGTATTCGCAACTCTTGCCTGCAATGAAGCAGCAGCTAGAGCAGCAAATGCAAGCGGAGCCAGATTGGGACAAACTTTACGAAAAGAACCCAATTGAAGCGACGAGGCTGGAGCGGGAATGGCGTAAAGCCAAAGAGCAGCGGCAGGCTCAAATTCAAGCCGTTGAAGCTGAACAACAGCGTATGACGCAAATTCAGCAGAGACAGCTTAACGAGCAACGTCAGAAGCAGCTACAGGCGGAGCAAGAGCGGCTACAATCGCTTATCCCCGACTGGAAAAAACCCGAAGTGGCTCAGAAAGAGGCTGCTGAAATTCGGGATTTCCTGATCGGCAAAGGCTTCGCGGAAGAGGATGTAAACAACATCACTCATGCCGGTGTGGTCGCTTTGGCACGGAACGCCATGCTTTTTGAGCGCGGTCAGCGCAAGATTTCTGAGGCCAAGTCGGGCAACCGGCAACAGGGGCCAAAGACAATCCGAGCGGGATCAAAAGGAACGCAGCCCCAGAAACGCTCTGCAGTGAAAGAGGCGCAGACCCGCCTACGTCAAACTGGTCGTGTCAATGACGCGGCTGCTGTCATCAAATCACTTCTGTGAGGCTAGAAAATGGCTATCGTTACCAACACCTTCACCAGCTATGATGCCAAGGGCATCCGTGAAGAACTCTCCAACGTCATCTCGAATATCTCGCCCGAAGAGACCCCGTTCCAGTCGAACGTGGGTTCTGAAAGCGTGTCGAACACCTTCTTCGAGTGGCAAACCGACTCTCTGGCATCGACCTCGACCACTGCCGTCATCAATGGCGATGACGTGTCTTCGTTTGATGCGACCTCCGCGACGACCCGCCTGGGTAACTATACCCACATCCGTCGCCGCACCTATGTCATCGCTGACAACCTCGGCGCTGTTGACAAGGCCGGTCGCGCTGATGAAGTCGCTTACCAAGTCGCCAAGCGCGGCAAGGAACTGAAGCGCGATATCGAGGCTGTCCTGCTGGACAACAACGCCCGCGTTGCTGTCAACACCTCCACCGCCCCCGAGACTGCTGGTCTG